ACTGGTAATGGTGGATCTGGAGTTGATGGAGTGTATCAAATAAATGTAGGACTTGATACCTCCGTTGGTGGTGTTGGATGGGGTGCAGGTGGATATGGTGGTGTTAATTCAGATCTTTCAACATTTGGTTGGGGATTGGCTGCATCTACTGGAACAACTGCTGAAATAAGAGTATGGACACATGATAATTTTGGTGAGGATTTATTAATAAACCCAAGAGATGGTGCTATTTTTTATTGGGATAAATCTGATGGTTTAGGCAGTAGAGCAGTGTTGCTATCAAGTGAAAGTGGAGCATCAGATGTTCCGACCATCGCAAAACAAATTATGGTTTCAGATATAGACAGACATATTATAGCATTTGGAGCGAACACATTAGGAACTACTACACAAGATCCGTTACTAATACGATTTGGATCACAAGAATCTCTAATAGATTTTACACCAACAGCTACAAATACTGCTGGTGATTTAAGGTTAAGTAGTGGTTCTACTTTTGTGCAAGCTGTTGAAACAAGACAACAAATTCTCATTTTTACTGACAGAAGTCTTTTTAGCATGAAATTTATTGGACCTCCGTTTACTTTCGGTTTGCAAGAGTTATCTAAAAGCATAACCATTATTAGTCCAAAATCGGCTGTGGCAGTTGAAGACTCTGTATTTTGGATGGGTATAGATACTTTTTACATTTATACTGGAGGTCAAACTACACAATTACCATGCACAGTAAGAGATAAGATTTTTCTTGATTTTAATACAGCACAATCAGACAAGGTTTTTGGAGCAGTAAATACACAATGGACAGAGGTTTGGTGGTTTTATCCATCTGCAAGTTCAGATGAAAATGATAAGTATGTAATTTATAATTATGCCAACAAAACTTGGTACTACGGAACTTTAACAAGAACTGCATGGCATGACCGAGGTATTAGAAGATTCCCAATAGCAGCAGGATCATCACACCTTTTTGAGCATGAAAATGGTAATGATGATGATGGATCTGCAATGACAGCATCCGTTGAATCTAGTCAACTAGATATTGGAGATGGCTATCAATTTAATTTTATAAGGCAACTAATTCCAGATGTTAGCTTCAACGGATCAACAAGTAACACTGGCAATCCTAATGTTACTTTTACATTGCAAGCAAGAAATGGACCTGGTAGTACATATGATACAAATTCTAGTGGGATTGCAACACGAACTGCAACAACTCCAGTTGAACAATTTACAGATCGTGTTGATTTAAGGTTACGAGGCAGATCGTTTAACATAAAACTTGAATCAACAGATCAGGGTGTATCATGGAGATTAGGCACACCAAGAGTTGATATTAGACCAGATGGAAGACAATAATGTTAATTACTACTATACCTCAATATATACAAAATATTACAAATGCTAAAGCCGACTTAACAGCAAATACGGCTACAACTTTATACACAGCTCCGAGTGGTGCAGATTTTAATGCAACTGTTATTTCATCTATTTTAGTTTCAGAAGATTCTGGTAATGCAGATACAATAACTGTAACCATAACAAATGGCAGTGATGTATTTAGTTTATTTAAAGTAAAAGCAGTGGCTGCAAACACAACTATTGAACTACTGACAAGGGATCTTGTTTTACAAGGTGGAGAAATATTAAAAGTAACGGCAGCAACAGCAAATAGACTTCACGTTGTTGCAAGTGTCCAAGAATTTGCACAGAATAGAAATACGACAAGTGGTATATAGACAGTAAAACATTATTAAGGTAAGATGAAGCCATGAGTTTAGGTAAGTTATTAAAACAAATAGCTCCCATAGCAATAAGTGCTTTTGCAGGACCTGCTTTAGGAGCTTCTTTTGGAGCCAGCAGCCCTTTTTTAAGTAGAGCTGTAACAGGAGCTTTAACATCAAAGCTTATGGGTGGTAAAACTAAGGATGCACTAAGGAATGCTTTAATTTCAGGTGTTACTGGTTCTGTGTTTGATCAGTTTGGTGGTGGTGAACAGGCTGTTCCTACTGGTGGAGAGGGAACAATTGTTCGTAGTGGAGCTGGAAAACCTCCTCCTCCAAACCCTGATCTTGCAAATAAAATGGGTATAAGTAATGTGCCAACAGAACAAGCATCAAAACAAATAGCAGAAACATTTAAGCCAAGAACATTTAGTGCTGAACTTTTGAAATCTGCTGGTGTAGGTGGAGATAATCTTTTTTCTAGATTGCTCAATACACCATTAGGTGAGGGTTTAACAGCAGGTTTAATCGCACAATTGCTATCTGGTGGTGATGAAGATGAGGACACAAGAACATCTTTTGAAAGAAGACCTTTTGGTACAGGAGGTCCTGGTGGTAAGCTAGGTGGAATAACATTTGCTAGAGAAGGTGGAGAAATGGGTTTTCCAAGACGTAATGGTGGTATAGATCCATCAGAAGGCTCTGGCACAAAAGATGATGTGCCTGCTATGTTGATGGCAGGTGAATTTGTGTTGACAAAAGACGCAGTTAAAGGTTTAGGTGATGGTAATCAAAGAAAAGGTATACAAAGAGCCTATAATATGATGGATAACTTGGAAGCGAGGGCATAATGGCTGTTCAAACTGTAGAAAACATACAAAGATTACCTCCATTCTTAGAAGGTTTGCAAAAAAGATTGTTGCAAACTGGATTTGGTGAATTTGATGGTGAAGACCAAACCACGCCAGGTTTACTAGACAGCCCACTAAACCTTCCACAATTTCAAATTGCAGGCATGGATCCTTTAAGAAGTCGTGCAGTATCATTGGGTGAAAATTTAGTAGGATCGTTTAAACCTTTTATTCAGGGAGCAAGGGATCAAACTTTAGCTGGTCAACAAGCACTGACATCAGGGTTGCAATTTTTACAACCAGGTCAAGGTAAAGGCTTTACCGATTCATTGGTAGATCAGACGACTGCTAATATTTCTAAATTTCAAAATCCATTTCAACAACAAGTTATTGATGCTTCTATGAGAGAGCTTGATCGACAAGCAGATATGCAAAGAGCAGGTGCTAGAGCGCAAGCTATACAATCTGGTGCATTCGGTGGATCAAGAGAAGGTATTAGACAAGCCGAAGCTGATAGAGGTTTACAACAAGTTAAAGCTGATACTTTGTCAAGATTATTAGCATCAGGCTTTGGGACAGCATTGCAAGCGTCACAAGGAGCTGCTGGAGCTGGTTTAAAATCAGCTCTAGATGCAGGAAGACTATCTGGTGGACTTGGACAGGCTTTTGGCACTCTAGCAGGCACTACGGGTGATGTAGGACGTTTACAGCAGGCACTAGGTCAAGCAGATATATCACAATTAACACAATTAGGTGCTTTGAGGCAGGGACAGTCTCAAGCAGAACTAGATGCAACACGTCAAAATTTAATGCAACAAGCACAAGAACCATTCACAAGGTTACAATTAGGACAAAACTTACTGCAAGGTATGCCGAGTGCTTCTATACCTTCGACATTCCAGCAGGCAACATCACCTGGTGCAAATCCATTCTTACAGGGTATTGGTGCATATACAACATTGTCACAAATTGCACCTTTTGGTGGTAATTCTAAGTAGGATACAAGCATGGCAAAGCAACCAACATTAAGTTCTAATTTATTTAATTTAGGAATTGGCTCTAACAATCAACAAGGTTTAATAGGTAGTGATTTATCAAACATAGGAATTTTACCTCTACAAGATCAATTAGCAAAAGAGATTGAAAAAAAACAAGAATTTAGAAAAAATGTAGCTGGACAATTAGATACAGATAAAAAAATTCCTTTAGGACCTATTACTTTTGCTGATGATTTAGAAAACTTTATAAAGCAAGAGGCACAAAACAAAAAAGTAGATCAATCGAATCAAGGACTTGATGTAGACACTGATGTAAAAAAAGACATTAAACTTTTTCCTGTTGATCCTAAAGCTGGTGTTGATATGTCACCTACAAGTCAAGGTGTGGGTAGAATAGATGAAAAAATGGAACTTGGAGCCATGTCTGATGCAGACATAGACTATACTGATGTAGGTGAGCCAGGTTCCTTAGAGCCAGAGCCAGAAGAAAAGACAACATTAGCTAAAGAACAGCAAGCATTACAAGATTTGTTTAAAGACACCATGAAAGAAACTATGGATTTATACGGAGATGCTGAAAAAGATGCTAAAGTAAAGACTATAGAAGAATATAAAGATGATTTTCAAAAAGCAACAGGTATTGATATATCAGGAGAGCCTGATAATAAAAATGCTTTGATGGCTTTAGGCTTTAGACTCATGGCAAACAGAGCTGGTAAAGATTTTGATTTATCGAATATTTTACAAGAAACTGGTAAAATAGGACTAGAGTCATTGCCAGATTTTGAAAAAGCAAAAGACAAAGCAAAAGCTGGTCAATTAGCTTCTGGTAAATTTGCATTAGGACAGAAGTTGGCTGACACAAAAGCATTAACAGCTCTTAATAAAGAGAAAAGATTAGCTCTGTTAGGTCTTGGAAAAGAATTTAGATCATTGGCTGAAAAGAGAAGAGCAGAAGCAGCCAAACACCTTAATTCTGTAGAATTAAAAGAATTAGAGTTTACTGCAAAAAGGTTAGAAGCATATCGTAAGGGACAAGCAAAGTTATCTGAAATAACTAAAAATCAAGGTTTTGCACCTATTGATGGGCAACCTGGCTTAAAAGTTCAAAAAGCTTTAAGAAAAGATGCAAGTGTAGGCAACCCTCTTGTTTACACACAAGCAGGTGATGATATTAGAAGATTTAAAGATTCTTACGGAAACATAACAAGAGCAAGAAATACTTTATCTAGCATAGGTGGATTAGTTAAAGATTTAGGAGATCAAACTGGATCTCCTTTAGCTGATCAAGTTTTAGAAAAAGTACAAAATCTTGGTGTAGCTATAGGATTAGATCCCAAAAAATTATTTCCTAAACTTGTAACAATTGGCAAAGATGGTAAAGCAAAGCTTGTAGAAGGTGTTGGAAGAAAAGACATGATAGAAGTTCTTAATAGAACTTTAATAAACGAATATAAAAAGTTTTTAACACAAGAAACTGGTAATGGTATATCAAACCAAGACGTAGATAGACTAGAAAAAGCTTTAGGTAAAATAGATTTGTTTGGAAATCCACAATTAGCATTACAAAGAATAAACGAAATTGATCAGATATTTGCTAAAACACAAGATCAAATAACCAATACATTAACAGGTTTCAAAGATAGAAATAGTTATTTAACTGACGATCAATTCAATAGAGCGCAAAAAGAACTTAAAGCAGGGACTGTTGAGCAGTTTGGTAATTCAGGACCTAAGTTTAATGTATCTACTGCTGATGATGGAACACTTACTTATACATTGGTTAAATAATGGCAACAGTAAAAATAAATTTACCAAATGAAAGTTTTAACTTCACCATAGAAGGTAATGAACCTACAGAAGAAGAACGATCTGCTATAAATCAAATAGTACAGCAAAAGATGGCTGAATCACAAAAAGCTGAAGAAGTTGCAGCACAAACAAGTGAGCCATCACCAGAAAAAAACAAACAATTGTTCGATGTTGAAACAGGAATTAAGAACAACGCACTTAGATCTGCACTTGGTGTGGCTGAAACAAAAGAAGAAGAAGAAGCCATATTAAGAAAGTTTGATCTTACAGATGATGATTTTACCAGAGACAACAGAGGTCGACTAGCTCTAACTCCAACAGGAGCCTCAAAGTTTGGTCAAGAGACAGATAAAAATGTTCTTATAGATGAAGAAGGTTTTAGTCGTTATGATTTTTCTGATTTGTCTGGGATAGCACCAGAACTCATAGCTGGTATTGGTGGAGCTATTGCTGGTCAAATACTAGTTCCAATACCTATTTTTGGAGCAGCTTTAGGTGCAGGTGTAGGAGCCGCCACAGGTCAAGGTATTGAAGAAGGTGTTGAGGCTTTAGCTGGTGTTTCCAAACAATCTGGAGAAGAAATAGCAGCAGATTTAGGTAGAGAATTTGCTTATGGTTTTATTGGTGAAGGTATTCTTGGTGGTGCATTTGCTGCTTTTAGAGCTTTACGAAGAGGAGTTACACCTGGTAAAGGACTTACTTCTAAGGAAGCAAGCACAGCAGGACAATCTATATCCGAGCCAATTGATGAAGCTGGTAATGCAATTAAACCAAAAGAATTTGCAAACCTTTCTGCTGATGAACAGATTGCTGCTACAAGTCGTGTTGTCACTAAGGCAGATGGAACAGTTGTTCGTGGTGGATTTGGTGTAAGACCAACTTTATCAGCAATAAAAGCACCATCTCTTGTAGCTAGAATACAAGCTATTGGTGAAAAAATATTTAAAACATCAGATCGTTTAAAAAATAACAATGATCAAATTAAACAATTATTAGATTCATACAAACAAAAGTATGGAGTTACGGATGATGTCATTGATGCAGATGTAGGACAAATACTTAAAGATGGCATGGTAGAAAACAACACCAGACTTCTTAATGTAGAAGAGCAATTAACAAATTCTGTTGTCAAACATTTAGAAGATTCTGTAAATACTTTTAAACAAGCTGGAGTTAGAAACTCTAATGTAGAAGATGATTTATTTGAAATTATTAGAGACGCATCTATAAATTTTGACACTATGATTTCAGGTAAATTTCGTGCAGTTGATAAAGTATTAAGAAACTCAAGTCTAGGTGGTGATGCTGTTATTACTACATCAAGATTTAAAGATGATATAGCGAGACTAAAAAAAGATTTTGCACCTGCAATAGCTGGTGGCACAGATGATGGTAAGGCAATAGGTCAAATTATAAGTGCTTTTGAAAGTGTAGGAGGTTCTACATTTACAAAACCTGCTTCATTTAATCAACTTTACAATCTTAGAAAAGCAATAAGTGACATAAGAATGAAATTACCTGCCAATGCGAAAACAGTTCGTGGAGAACTTGTAACAAAAGATGGTGATGGATTGCTTGATAAAATAGATGGTATTTTCAAAGAAATAGGTGATGAAAATAGCACTATATTTAGAGAGATGACACAGAGGTCATCAAATTCTCCTGCTGAAATGAAAAAATTCATTAACGCTGGTAAGGCAATAAAAAAAGCACAAACTCAATTTTTCTTAGGCAAGAAGATTATAGAAGATTTAAATGCTTCTAAAACTATCAAAAATTTAGAAAAATACAAATCACAACCTGGTGATATAGTTGATGATGTCCCACAAAATATAGATATATATCAAAATATTGTTAAGAACGACAATCCAAACTTTATACAACAAGCTAGAAAATTTATTACAGAATATGGTGGTCGAGTTGAGGGTGGCAGAGTAATTGAAGGCACTGGCGCACAATTGGCTGACGAATTTGTTGCACGAGCCGCTAACCATACTTTGGAATCTGCTTTAGAAAAATCAGGTATTAGAAATTTTACAAATATTAAAAACTTTAATTCTGAAAAATTTGCACAATCAATTAAAGGTTTAGGAACTACTGCAAAAGAATTGTTCGGAGAACAAACAGATCAAATACTTAAATTAGCAGATGAGATAGGGTCTGTTAAGATTACGGGATTAGAATCAAATCAAGTTCTTAGACAATTTAGAAATATAAGAGGTGACACACGATCTAATGCCTTACTTGTTAGAAAGTTAGAAGCATTATCAAACACACAAAAAAGATTAGCCGCTAACCAAAAGAACGTAATACTTAGAAAATTAGCAGATGACACAGGTGACTTAGATCCAGTTGAAGCGGCTCGTTTCCTTGTGCAAAAGACCACCAAAAACTCACAGATTAAGCCAATCATGGAGTATTTTGAAAAACAAGGTGCAGGTGGTGAGCAGGCTATTAATAAAATTAGAAGTTACTACATAAATAGTATGATAGATGATTTTGGTGAGTCTATTATGACTGATGGCAAATCTTTAAATGCCTTTGCTGACAGACTACTAGCCGCCTCAAAAGACAATAAATTGGTGACAGTGTTCGGCAAGCAAGTCGGTAACAATATGAAAAACTTTGGTAAAATACTTAAGTTTAATGCAAGAACGGCTGAAGGTGGTGATCTTGTTGCCGCTAACATAGCTGCTTCACCATTTCAAAATGTAGGAAAGATTGTTAAGTTTAGTATTTTAGGTAACAGACTTTTATCAAATGGCTATTATGACGATATACTTAAACAATATAATGGTGTTGTTCGTAACGTAGATTTAAGTACAAGAGAAAGAGCAAAGTTAACAGGATCAATTATAGGTAAGGGTTTAAGTATAGGCACAGGACAGACAATACAAACTGCTGTTGATGAAGCAGAAAATCAAACAAAATCATTTCTTGAGAGTCAAGGTCTAAATGTAGAGCTTCCTGACATAAAAGCTGAAGATTTAAAAAGAACTAATTTATCTACATTTTTATCACCGACTAGACCTAATGTGCCGTTGAGTGAATTAAAAATACCAGAGCCAGTTTCGGGTTCTACATTAGGCAATATAGATGTAACTAATCCAGCCAATGCTTTTTCATTAGGACTAAATCCATCTGATATAGCAATAGCACAGAGAGCAAGAGGTAGACAGTGAACATAGAAGAGCTAAGAGAAACCCTTAAGGTAGACGAGGGAAATGTAAAATCCATATACCTCGATCACTTAAATTTACCTACCACGGGGATTGGTCACCTTATAACAGAGTGGGATGAAGAGTACAACAAACCAGTTGGAACACCAGTATCAGAAGAAAGAATTAATGAATTATTTGATAAAGACGTAAAAGTAACCATAGACGAGTGCGAACAATTATTCGATAACTTTCAAGATCTGCCAGAAGAAGTAAAACAAATATGCGCCAATATGATGTTTAATATGGGCAGACCTCGTTTGAGTAAATTTTTGAAGTTTCGTGAAGCTATTAAAAATAAAAACTGGAAAGAATGTGCCGTCCAAATGGAAGATTCGAGATGGCACAAGCAGGTAACCAATCGCGCAAATAGGTTAATCTCTCGTATGAATGCTGTTGATAGCACCTAATCCAAGACTAGTAACCTTAGTTTTATATTTACTATATTCTTCTTTATCAAACTCTTGATCAATCATAAGACTTAATTGTTGCCTAATGTTTCTTCTTTGATGCTCACATATCTTAACCAGTTTATCATAACTCTTACGATCTAAACCAACAGACTTGTATTTTGAAATATCTGTCATTATACTACCTCCATGACCCATACATACCCATTTATACCCAAAAAAAGTAGAACAAGCAACAATAAGTATTTTGCAAAAAAAACTATTGCTATGGGTTTAAAGTTTGATTCTAGATGGGAAGCAGAAAGATGGGGACAACTTAAAGCTATGGAAAGAGCTGGTGTTGTAACAGAATTAGAACGTCAAATTAAATATGACTTATCTATTAATGATGTTAAAATTTGTAGTTACATAGCTGATTTTAGATATTTACAACAAGAAGAAGATGGATTCTCAAGACTCATTGTAGAAGATGCAAAAGGTGTGCTGACACCTGAGTTTAAGCTCAAAAAAAAGATGATGAAAGCTATACATAATATAGACATTCTTCTGTCTTACAAAAAAAAATGATAGTTTAGGTATTGACATTGTTGTAATGATGTCTATATTAACCCTTGCAAGTAGAAATTTAAACGAAAGTGAGGTTAGTATGGAACAGAATTTCTATGACATGAGTGATCACGAACTTTTACAGGCAAAGTTGTCTATAAAACGTGATATTGATCGCCACAAGAAGAGAATGGAAGAGCTTAACGGCTATCTTAATGAAAGATACTTTGGTATTGCTCGTGATGATTTGCAGAGACAAGGCAAAGATTTCGGTACAACCACAGTATTTTCTGATCAGGAAGATAAAGTTAAGGTTTCCATTGCTAAAAAAGTAACATGGGATCAGCAAGCACTTCGTGATGCGTTCGATAGTATGAACTCTGATGATGCTAGACACTATGCAAAAGTCACATACTCTGTTGACGAGAGGAAGTATACAAATGCTCCTCCAGCTATAGTAGAAAAGCTTCAACCAGCTAGGACTGTCGAGCAAGGTACGATTAATGTTGATCTTGTACAAACAGAGGAGGCTTAATTGGCTTTAGAAATAATAACTGCCGAACAACGTATGGCAGAAAAACGAGGTCATAAGATAGTCATCTGTGGTCAAAGTGGTGTGGGCAAGACAACTCTTGCCCGAACCCTTGATCCTGATAAGACTTTATTTATTGATCTTGAGGCAGGTGATACTGCCATTAAGGATTTTCCTATTGATGTGATACGTCCAAAGACATGGCAAGAGTGTCGTGATTTTGTGTGTTACATCGGTGGTATAAATCCATCTCTGTCAAGAGAGCCATATGATGCCATTCATTATGAAAGAGTGATGCAGGAATTTGGAGACAAACTTGTGCGAATGAATAAGTACGATACTATTTTTGTTGATAGTATTACTGTCGCAGGTCGTTTGTGCTTTCAATACTGTATGTCTCATCCCGATAATATTACAGAAAGATCAGGTAAAGTAGATACTCGTTCTGCCTATGGTATGCACGGAAGGGAAATGATGGCATGGCTAACTCATTTACAACATATTAGAGATAAGAATGTCATATTAGTCGGCATACTTGACTCTAAGGTAGATGACTATGGTCGAACCAACTACGAGTTACAAATCGAAGGCTCTAAGACTGCACGAGAACTACCAGGCATCGTTGATGAAGTTATTACAATGACAGTCATGGGTGGTACAGATGGAGTGCAACCATATAGAGCTTTTGTTTGTCAAACTCTAAACGAATGGGGTTACCCAGCTAAAGACAGATCTGGAAAACTTAATGTGGTTGAGGAGCCACATCTAGGCAAGCTTGTCCAAAAGTTAAACGGATCAATAGAGAAAAAGGATTTAACATTCGTTAATCCACAATCACAACCAACACAGGAAGGAGAAGTACAGTGATTGATTTAAATAATATTGAAAGTGGGGGTGGTTCTGATTTTGAACTTATTCCTGATAGCACTATTGTAAGAGCAATTATTACTATCAAACCTAATGCAGTGACTATGCCTGAATTTAGTAATACACCTATATTTAAGGCTTCACAAAGCACGTCAGCTAAGTGGCTTGAGGTTGAATATACCATCATAGGTGGTCAATTCGATAAACGTAAGTTTTGGCAAAATCATTTTTTTGATGGTGATGCTAAAGACGATAGTGGTGTATCTAAGTCCAAAAAGATTGGATTGCAGTGGTTAAAGTCTGTGGTTGAAAGCCACAATAATATCTCTGCTTTAGATGCTTCAGCACAAGCTCAAGCAGTTAGGCAAATCGATATGCAGAAAGGTGGAGTTGCATCCATCAATGGCATGAATGTTTGTGTCAAGATCGGCATTGAGAAATCAAACGATCCTATGTATTCTGATAAGAATAGATGTAAGATCATCTTAACTCAAGGCATGGAAGGATACATTCCCAATGGTTCTGCACCAACTGTTACACCATCACAACCACAGACACCACAAGCAAGTGGTACTGTACCTGATTGGGCTAGGTAATGATGGCAGGCATAGCAAGGGCTAACTGACCTTAGTCTACTTGCAAGTCGCTTGGGTAGTGCGATGCCCTAAAACTACCCACCATTTATAGCCAATGAGGGAAAGATGATTTTAAGACCATATCAAGAGATAGCAGTACAAGATGCTTCTAATGCTTTAGACAAGCATAAGAATACGATTGTTGTTGCACCAACGGGTGCAGGAAAAACAATTATGCTATCTGCATTGATTGGCAAACGATACAAAAAAGGCAAAAAGATTTTAGTATTGCAACACCGAGACGAGCTTGTTGGACAGAACAAAAACAAATTCTCTCGTGTTAATCCAAAAATATCTACGTCTATCGTAGATGCTTCAGAAAAAAATTGGGATGGTAGCACAGTATTTAGTATGGTGCAGACACTATCGAGACCGAACAATTTGGATAATATGTCCAAAGTAGACATGATGGTAATAGATGAAAGTCATCATGCAATAGCCGATACATACATGAGAATTATCAATAAGGTTAAGGAAGCCAATGAGTCCGTAGAGATTGTTGGCTTTACTGCTACACCTAATCGTGGAGACAGAAAAGGTCTCAAGGGTGTGTTCAATAACTGCTCTCATCAGATTGAAATAGCCAACCTTATACGAGAGGGTTTCCTTGTACCACCGAAGACATTCGTGATTGATGTCGGGGTACAGAAAGATTTACAAAATGTTCGTAAAACTGTGTCAGATTTTGACATGGGACAAGTCGAGCAGATTATGAACAAACGTGCCATCAACGAGAAGATTGTTGAAGAGTGGCAGGAAAAAGCAGGTAGTAGAAAGACAGTTATATTCTGTAGCACAGTTAATCATGCACAAGATTTATGTGATGAGTTTAGAAGATCGGAAATCCGTGCAGAGATTGTAACGGGTGAAACACCATCAGCAGACAGAAAACAAATACTACATGATCTTGAACATAGTGACGTACAAGTTGTAGTCAATGTTGCAGTATTAACAGAAGGCTTTGATGCTCCACCTGTTAGTTGTATTGTGCTTACAAGACCATGCTCATACAAATCTACAATGGTGCAGATGATTGGTCGTGGACTACGAACAATAGATCCAGAAGAGCATCCAAACGTAATTAAGAAGGACTGTATTGTATTAGACTTCGGAACAAGTGTCTTGACACATGGATCGTTGGATGAGGGTGTTGATCTCGATGGTAAAGAAAAGATGCAACAAGGATCAGGACCTGAGAAAGTTTGTCCTAATTGTAAGTGTCTTATACCATTAAGTGTTCGTGTTTGTCCTATGTGTGGACATGAGATTGAAATGCAGGCTAAAGAACTGCTTGAGACATTTGACATGACAGAGGTTGATCTTATTGACAGATCACCATTTAGATGGATTGATTTATTCAATAATGGCAGGTGTATGTCAGCTAGTGGATTTAATGGATTTGGTTTAGTAGCACATTTAGATGACGTTTCCGTAGCATTAGTCAAACGTACAAGAGGTAAACTTAGAGTTGTGGGCATTGGAACCAAAGAACAAGCTTTGGCTTCTGCTGACGATTTTTTAAGGCAAATAGAAGATAGTGATGGAGCCAAGAAAGGTAAGAGATGGTTAAATCAAGGTATGACAGATAGACAAAGAGAAGCTTTGGCAAGAGAGAACAAGATCGTAAGTCAATTGGATCTTAGTTTTAGTAAATATAAAGCGGCGTGTTGGTTGAATTATTTGTGGAACAAGAAACAAATAGATGGCAAGGTTTTAGATTATTACGAAGGAGATGAGAATGGAGCGTAGTGAAGCATTAAAAAAAGCTGAAGAGTTGATTAATGGATCAAGAGCAAGAACATATGGAGATGCTTTTGAAACACATGAATCTATGGCTAAAATTATGAACGTATTGCTTGCACATAAACTAAAATTAGATCTTACATTTGAAGATATGTACAAGTTTTTTATAGTTGGGAAATTAGTAAGAGATAGAAATAATGCCGAAAAGAAAATAAAACATATGGACAATCCCATAGATGTGATTGGATTCGCTGCTTTGTGGGCAGAGGGTAAAAGTCAAGCTGATCAAGGCACAAAAAATGGCAAAAATTAACGTGAATTATCAACTCAATATGAAGTCTAAAAGTAGTGAAGAGTATGTTCGTGAAGGTAAAATAGTGATACCAATTTTTTTAGATCAAGATAATGATCATGTCTTAGATCACATTGATACATATATTGAGAAAGCTATTGAAGACATAGAAGATGAGTTGTTAGGTGGCACTATAGTGGCTGAGTTTTTAGGAACCAGTCATTATTTTGATTTTATAGTAATGGAAGAAGGAGATAAAAGATGGACGAACCTAGCTCTGGGAACAGACACAGTACACTAAAAAAACTTTCCGAACAATTTGCAAAAATAGGTTGGGATAAAAAATTGCTACATTTGACACAGGACGATGCTCTTGCCATAATTGATGCCATTCAATCAGCTAATGGAGTCAGCAGTGGCGTTCTCGACCTTAATCCAAACTCAAACATACTCGAAGATGACGAAATACCCTTTTAAGATGTTAGAGCAAGAAATATCAAATATAATAGATAAAGCTATTGTTGATCGGAACAAAAAGGTCAAGAAAAGAACTTACATTGGTGCTTCTACTTTAGGAGATTCCTGTTCTCGTAAGATACAATATCGTTACATGGGTCAGCCAATTGATGACAATCGGGATTTTGATGCCAAGACCTTGCGTATATTTCAGTTTGGTCACGAGATAGAATTTAGTGTAGCTGGGTGGCTTAGACAAGCTGGTTTTGATCTACGAGTGGAGGACAAAAATGGCGAACAATTTGGTTTCAGTATAGCAGAAGGTGAAGTCAAAGGTCATATAGATGGTGTTATATGTAACGGACCTTTGGAAACACAGTATCCTATGTTATGGGAATGCAAGTCAGCCAATGATAAAAAGTTTAAAGAGTTTCAAACAAAAGGTGTATCAATAGCAAATCCTGTGTATGCAGCACAGGTTGCTTTGTATCAAGCCTATATGCAATTAACAGACAATCCGTGTTTGTTCACAGTATTAAATAAAAATACAAGTGAGATATATTATGAGCTTATACCTTTTAACAAAGCTTTGGCACAAGAGGTTAGTGATAAGGCTGTATTAATATTAGAAGCCACAAAAGCAAATGAGATGTTGCCAAGATTAGCACAGTCTCGTGATTATTTTGCTTGTAAGTTTTGTGAGTTTCAAGATAGTTGTTGGAGTGTTTAAATATGAGGGAGAAGGTAGCATCCCCCTCATACACTTCAGCCAATGAAGCAGGGGTAGTATAATGAACATTATAAAAATTGGCAATAAGAATAGGGATATGTCAGCCAATGAACTAGTTGATTTAATTAGTCAGAAAGTCCCAGCCAGTGTCCAGATAAGTACTTTAAGAGATACTTATCCACAAGGAATTGTTCGGGGTGACGTGTTTACAATTGGGTCACTAGACGGAGAATCTGGCAAATCATTAAAGATAGACATAAATCCTAGATCACCTTACTTTATGAAGGGATCGGATTTCAACGGATCACAAGGTGTCGGTGGTATAGTGAAGATATTAATGGAAGGTAGAGGTATGCGCCTTCCTGAGATCAAAGAATTGTTCGGAAACTATCTGGATAATAATGCTCCTCCACCAGTTGAACAAGATATACCACAAGAACTGAGTGTGACATTTAAAAGAGCTATTGATGTCAATACACCATTTGACTCCGAACATTTATACCTGTCTGGTGATGGTGAAATCCTGTGTCGTGTCAGAAGATACAACATGAAAGACAATGCAGGCAATCCTCTTATGGACAGTCATGGTAAGCCAAAGAAAGAGTTTAGGCAATTTACAGACTCACCATATCCAAAGATACCTGATGTAAGACCTTTGTATAATATACCAAACATAATTGCTTCTGAGAAAGTTATATGGGTAGAGGGTGAGAAATGTGCTGATGCACTTAATGAATTAGGATACACAACAACCTGTACTATGGGTGGTGCAGGAATGTTATCTCGTAAGTCAGCCAGTCGTTTTGACTTTAGTCCTTTGCAGGACAAAGAATTAATTATATGGGGTGACAATGACAATGCAGGTCGTAAGGTTGCTGAACTGGTGCAAGAACTGGCACTAAATGCAGGAGCCAAATCTGTTACAACATTAACTCCACCACGAGGTAAACCAGAGGGTTGGGATGCAGTTGATGCTATATCTGAAAGCTTTGATGTACAGCACTTCCTAAACACAACAGTCAAGCATACTAAACGTAACATAAATTTACTGGACGATAGTTTACTGGTCAGCAGGTTTGACGGAAAAGCACCCGAACAAAAGTTCTTAGTCGATGGCACATTTCCATTGGCTGTGCCTATAATATTTTCTGCGGCAGGTGATGCAGGTAAAGGTATGATGACACTGGATCTTGGTATGAAAGTAGCATCGGGTCAGCCTTTAGCAGAGAGTTTTGGTAGTACAATAGGTGAGTTTGGCAATGTTGTGATCTTTACAGCAGAGGATGATGAGTCAGAAATGCACAGGAGAATTGAGCGTCTGGATCCGAACAATTTGAGATTTTCGTACCAGCATGAGCTTCGTGTAGTCTCATTACCTAATGTCGGTGGTGTATTTCCAATACTTCAGGACACAAGAGATGGTTATAGCACCAGTGATGAGTTTGATAAACTTTACGAACAAATTCTGCAAATGAATGATTTAAAACTGATTATCTTTGATCCGTTGGCATCTTTTGTCCATGCTGATGTAAATTCTGATCCAGCAGCAGGAGCTGCCTTGACTGGTCTTTTGGCACAGATCGGAACTGAAACTGGAGCTTCTGTAGTTATGTGTCACCATATGACTAAGATTAAAGATGATACAATCATAAATACTCCTGAACAAGCAAGGTTACTTATCAGAGGTACGTCAGCATTGGTAGATGGTGTGAGGTGTGCTTTTGCACTGTGGCAAGTCGATGAAGCTACTGGTCGTAGACGTTGTATGGATATAGGTGTTGAATATCAAAGAAATAAATGCTTTGATGGAGCAGTAGTCAAATCAAACGGACCTGCAAACAGAGATATTAGGAACTTCATTAGAGATAGTTTTTCTGGATTACTGGAGGATAGAACTGAAGAGATTAAAAGATTACATTCTGGAACTAATCGTCAGATTAAGAAAGATGCCCTGTATGCTTGGATTGCAACGTGTGAACGTGAGGGTAGAGCTTTGACTCAACAGTCAGGAGCAGATGCTATTACGCAGAGATTAACGTCAGATCGTGATGCACCACAGGTCTTGAACAACTTAACACAACGAAGCATTGACGGAATTGTTCGGGAACTTATACAAGAAGCACGTATCGGAAAGTATTCTTTTACTGCTTCTGGTGGTCGTAAATGGCTTGGTACAACAGAAGGTGTAATGTCAACTGGAGAGTACGAAGCAACAACAGCTACAGATAATGTCTGATGGCTGGCAAGAGTAAATCAGCCACACAAAACTATAATGAGCTTCGTGCTTTGACCAAAAAATTGCTGAAAGAAGGCAAGAAAAAACAACGCAAAGGTCAAGATGAGTCCGAACAATTATTCGAGGACGATCCCAGAGCTGCACAAGAACAGGATTTTGGTCGAGTCAGAAAAAATTCTACATATGTATTTTCCAGAAATATTTTAAGTGATTTGTAAAAAAATTTATTTTTATACTTGACTTGTATGTAATGAATACCATATACAACTATTATGAACTATCATAATGGGAGCAAGTAGATGAAGTTTAAAATCATAGAAGATAAAAAAGATCAGCCAACTTTAGAAGAGGCTCAAAAGTTTGTTGGTGGTTGGGTTGAGTGTGTGTCTCTTAGAAATGGAGATATTTTGCTTATTGATGAAGAGGGCAAATTAAAAGAAAATAGTATTAATGCTGAAGCTAGTGTTCATTTTGTTGAAAGTTTTGGTTCAGTTGATTGTATTGTTGGTAATGCCATGTTGATCAAAAAGGGAGCCAATACAAAATGGAAATAAATGATAAGCCATTGATGGCAAGTGAAATTATTGGTGCTATGGCTCAACCTAAAAGGGCTATGGCAAAATATCAAGGTGGGTCTATTGCCGAGGGTAAGATAAGAGAAACTCAATCTATGTTTGTCAATGCTCAAAAGTTTAAAGTTTCTAATCAGCTAATTGATCATGCAGGTGAGGCATCTATGTCTAAACCTCATGTATTGCTTGAGATGATTAAAACTGCAATACCACCATTTAAAAATATGTTTATAGAATGGGATGAACATTATCGTGTTCATCTTTTAAAAAATCTTTATCATAAATATTTGCCACAGTATGTGGGCAAGATTGAGGAACCTACAGATTATCTAGATCGTATAGGTTATCATATATATGAGTATGAACATCCTAGTGGGGATAGTTGGTATATGTACGATATGTGGTGCATGATTGATGGTAAGTGGTTTTGTTCTCCATTATCTTCAGTTGTTCGTAACGAAGAAGAATGGAATATGAATATTGCTTATTCTAATTATGTGTTGAAAGAGCAAGCATCAAGAGAACTTACTTCTGATTATAGAAGTTATATGATGGATGCAGAAAATTTTACTAAGGAAACTGCACATCAAAGTATTAAGATTATTGGACATCCATATTCTTTGGCACACTTTAAAGACAATGATAAGTTGTTTAGAGCAAAGTCATTGGACAATAATCGTGAAGAATATAAGTTGATGCTTGATATTTATTCGAGGTTTACGACTGTGCAAAGTAGAGCCATGCATTGGCTTATTCCAAAGCATAAATTTTTAGAAGGTTGGAGTAATGAAGAGATGGAAGAAATCTCTAAAACTCATTTGCAGTTGATCCAAGGTGGTGACGTTAGGTTTATCATTAGTGTGCTTTCCATACTTAATTACGATTTAATCGTCAAGGAGACACAGAAACCTGCAAGTCATAAGGTAAAGCACGTTAGATTTGGAAGAAGTGTCCCTACGAATGAATATAGCCTTTTAAATATAGAATTGCCCAAGCCTAGAGGTAAGACTGTTTATGAAAAGATATTCACGGGTCAAGGCACTCCAAAGAAGTGGCATATGAGACGTGGGCATTGGAGACGTTATCGTGATAAGCAAGGCAATGTCACCAAAAAGGTTTGGGTAGATCAATGTGAGGCAGGCAGTAAAGAGCATGGTCAAAAGATTAATGATTATAATTTGCAAAAAAGCAGTTGACTATGCAATCAATGCAATGTAACAATATCAATAACTATCATTTTTAAAGGAGCAAGTAGATGACAGTGGTTAAACTAAAAAATGGAATATCATTGCTAGATCAAAAAGATGTAGATGATATGGATAAGTATAAATCAATCGTCAATAAAATCAAAAAGCATATTGCTTATGAAACTAGAGAATATAAGCAGTATTTAAAATCTGGTTATGAAGACAGTTTTCAAGATGCTTTGTTTGAGGGCAGAAATGAGTATGCCGAGTATTTACTTAAACAAATAAACGAATGGGAGAACTCATAAATGACTGCATATAAACATCAGTTGCAAGGTGTGATGGAAGAGTTTTATTCATACCTCAATATCGATGGCATGACAAATGAGCAGGCTATCACAAAAATTAAAAAAGATCATGGTGAGCATTGGGAAGAATATGTTCGTGATGAAGTCAAAAGAGAGGAGCAGGCATATGACAATATTAGTTAAAAGAATTGATATGGCATTGCACATACAAGAGTTGTGTGCAGTCAATCATATAACTGTTAGCTATCAAAGACTTGATGCTGAAGTACCAAACTATTATGCTGATGTTACAAAAAAGCATATCCATATTAGACCGACAAAAAACACGGGATATTATGTGTCTGCTTTGCATGAGATTGGACATATACTTGGTGATAATCAAACTTACAATAATACTGTAAAGGAGAGGGAAATTGGTGCATGGATTTGGGCAATGCTTAATGCAAAAGTTTGGACGGATACGGCAGATCGTGTCATGTCGAGGGCTTTATTATCTTATGGTGTTAGTGAAGAGGAAAGCAGGGAAATCCAAAGAACTTGGAATCCCTGCCACAGAGACGATGAACAACAAATTGCAGTTTAACAAAGTCTTTATGAAAAATCTCATAAACCACATTAACAATGCAACTCCCACAAGGGAGTTGTCGTTGTTTGAAAAGGTGTATGTCAAGGTGGTCAAACTATGTCGAAGATGATCGTATACATCTGTGTAATTTGGATCTCTGCCACAGAAAATAATGAGGGTCTTACTCGTTGTATGTGGCATGAGAGCCAAGTTGCTTATCAAAACATATCAGAGTGTCAAGATGATTTAATTCACTCTATGGAACTCCTAAGGCTACGAATTAGGCAGGAGTTTGGTGGTGTTCCCGAAAAGATATTTATTGAACCTAAATGTGTGTTGAGGTCGTAATGATACGAAGAGAACCAAAGAAAAAGTTTGTTATACATTGTAAGGAAGTCAAATACTACAATGTTGACATTGAGGCTGATAGCTACGAAGAAGCTGAAAAGAAGTGGAAGTCAATTGCTAAGAGACGTGACTACACAACATTACACAATGAATTTGAAGTATTAAGCATTAGTGAGGAATGACAATGAATTGTTGGGCTTGTGGGCATGAATTAATTTGGGGTGGTGATCACGATGGTGAGGATTATGGTGACGAAGATTATTTAATAGTCACCAATTTATCCTGCCCAAAGTGTGAGGCATTTGTACTCGTTCACCATCAGAAAAGGGAAGAGAATGAAACATAAGAAAAACAAACTGACAAAAAAAGAAATCAAAGATTATATAGATAGAATTGAAAATGATAGGTGGGATTTGGCTTGTCGTGTCCTTAGTAGAATTAAAAAAAGATCTAAACCCCTACCACAAGAATTTTTTATTCTAGAGACAGATAGATGAAACATAAAGATACATTATCTAAAACCCATTCTACGTCTCGTAAATGGGAAAAGAGCATGAAGAAAAGAACTAAGAAGTCACAAAGACAATTAGATAAAAAGGTAGCTAAAGATGATCGATATTAAGATCGGAGATTGTAGAGAAAAGCTGAAGGAATTACCGAACAATTTCTTTCATACAGTCATTACATCACCTCCATACTGGGGATTACGAGACTACGGAACTGGTAAATGGATCGGTGGAGACCCAAATTGTTCGCATATTGCTGGTAAAGCCCGTAACGATGCTGATCGGGAATTTGGCACAAAAGAGACATTAACTGTGCAATATCGTGACGTTTGCAAGGATTGTGGTGCAGTCAGGGAGGATAATCAGATTGGTATGGAAGCCAGCCCTGAAGAATATGTCCGTAAAATTGTTCGGACTTTTCAGGAAGTAAAACGGGTGCTTCGTGATGATGGAACTCTTTGGCTTAACCTTGGTGATAGTTACTCAAGTGGTGGCAGAACGTCTACAACTAATCAAACTGTTAGAGGTGATAAGGATTACGGGGTCACTAGACCTCCCGTATCGGGCAGTATAAAGCCTAAAGACCTTGTAGGTATACCTTGGAGGGTTGCTCTGGCACTTCAGGAAGATGGATGGTATCTCAGGCAGGACATTATTTGGCATAAGCCTAATCCTATGCCTGAAAGTGTAAAGGATAGATGCACGAAGGCACATGAATATATATTTCTGCTTACGAAGTCAGAGAAGTATTACTACGACAGTCAAGCTATTATGGAAGAAGCACAGGACTGGGGAACTCGTGATCGGGCTGATGGTAAGTATCACAACGAAGGAACTGGACTAAGCCCACATACTGGTCTTGAGAAGTCATATACTCACAGGAACAAAAGAAGCGTGTGGACTGTTGCAGTAAAGCCCTACAACGAAGCCCATTTTGCAGTGTTTCCAACCAGTTTGATTGAACCAGCGATTCTTGCTGGTTGTCCTCCGAAGATTTGTTCGGAGTGTGGCACTCCATATGAACGGGAAATGGTCACTGTTGAGGTTCCTGAACGGGAAACTAGGGACAATATGGTAGGTGTTATACCAAAAAGAGACAAAACTAGCCGTATGAATAGCAAAGATATGAAGTCACTGGTACAGGAAGATAAAGGGTTTACGAAAAATTGTTCGTGTTCAGGTCACCAAACTTCTGCTGGTCGGGTGCTGGATCCATTTGGAGGGTCAGGCACAACTGCACTGGTAGCTGATCGACATAAAAGAGATGCTACAATCATAGAGCTAAATCAAAAATACGTTGATATAGCTGAAACAAGGCTTGGTTCTGATGCACCATTGTTTACACAAATTAAAAGGGAGGTTGTAAATGAAAGCTAAAGGAAAGACCTGTTGCAACTGCAACGAAGAAATTGTTCGGGGTATGGCATTCCCGATAATGAAAAAAAGTATCTGTATGAGCTGTTTTGTTCATTTTGGACTGGCACAAAAACTGGACATAAGTATGCTTCATTACCAAAATTGTTCGGATGAACATTGCTTCAAATGTGAACTTGCTTTTATGAAAGCACTCTGGGCAATGGACTACAAACAGACACAAATGGGCAACTGGTATAAGCGTACCTCAAACCCGAAAATTGTTCGGATTTATGACGATTTACTTACCAACATACCAACTTACTCGGTAAGTAGAATGGAGGGTAAGTTATAAGTTGTTGATATTACTGGATAAAATCAATCTACTTACACTGGTTACCAAAGGGCTTGGTAAGTATTTTATGCCCTGTAAGTCATTGATTTTATTGAAACTTACCAACTTACCGAACTTCCCCCCCTATAGGGGGTATAGGGGGGTGGTAAGTAACCACCACCCCCTATCCCAAATAACGTAACGACAAGGAGTAAAAGCTAATGCCCAAAGTAGGTCAGAATTTACCAGAAGAACAAAGACAAAAGGGACTGAAAAGATTAACTCAGAAACAACAAGCTTTTCTGGATAACTTTATGCACAAGGATATGACTCAGACTAACGCCGCTCGACAAGCTGGGTATAGTAACCCCTCAGTAGATGCAGTTAGGTTGCTCCGTAGTGAAGTGGTTCAGGAACGATTTCAGGAGATGCAGGAGGAGAATAGGAGTCGTTTTGGTGTAACGATAGACAAGTCAGTCAGGGACTTGCTCAAGATCCGTAACGAAGCATGGGAGTCAGGCAAGTTTGGTGAGGCTATTCGGGCTGAAGAACTCCGTTTAAAGGCTACTGGATTGCTTGTAAACAAGGCTCATGTGCTACATGAGAAAGTAGATAGCATGACAAAGGAAGAAATACTGGATGAACTCCAGAAATTACAACACTTAGCACAGGATCGGATGAAAAAAGCTAACGTCACCCACATAAACCCAAAGAAGATAGGCAAAAGTAGTTAAATATGGGTACATCTGGGTCTGCACTTGGCGAGTCCGTGGGCAGGGTCACCGAACAATTTCCATAGGCTACAGGTTATCGGGCTGTGATCGGGGTTGAAACCGACCAATTGTTCGGAGTTGCGTAGCTAATCGGGCTGGTATCGGGTTGGTATCGGGCTTCCTTCGGGCTACTGTTTGGCTTCCAGCTTGGGTTTCCTTCGGAACCAGCTCTGGGTCAGGAGGCGGATCGGGCTACGCAACTCCCCGTCCAGACCTGAATACGCACAATTGTTCGCGTTCACGCACAGGTAAGCTGTTGGGTTCGTCCAGCTCTGACTCCGAACAATTGTCCGAAGTCACCAGTTGGGACAGCAACAGCAGATGCTTCAAAAAAAAATAAAAAAATTAATATTAACTGTTGACAGGTAGAAATCATTACTATATTATATATACATATTCAGCCAAAGGAGTTAGAAAATGAAAATAGGCGATAGAATAAAAGTAAAGGATCAAGAGATTTATGGAAATGTAGTTTGGATTCACCCCAATGAAGTTGTCATTGAAGATGAAGATGCAGATTTATTTAATGATCCTGAAGATAAACAATTAACTTTTAAAAAATCAGAGGTAGAGGAAATAAAATGAAAATGGATATTAAAAAAGTAGAAGCAATCTCAAAGCAGATGGAACTTAACGAAGAACAAGCCAAGCACGTAACACATCAAGACGATCATTATTACACATACGGAAATGAGGAATACATGGTTTTGACTGATGCAGAAGCACAAGACAAAGTTTTTGAATACATCAAGGAAACTGCTTGGGCATTTACTCCAAGTTTTTTGAGTTGTCATTCAATGATTGATGAAAAGGTTTTTGAAAAGCTTCAAGAAAGTTGCGAAACATCAAATGATGCGATTCTTACTTTGATCAAAGACTTCAATAGATTTGTAGAAGATGCAGTTTACACAGATGGAAGGGGTCATTTTCTAGCTAGTTATGACCACGAAGAACACGAGCAAGGGGACTTTTACCTATATCGTACAAACTAGATCGGGCAGGTTGCCCAGCAACAATCGGGATCGGGGAAACCTGCTCCCGATTTTTTTTGTGCTGGTACTGGCTCTGCCTCCTGTAGTTAGGTTAAGTACGAACAATTGTTCGAACTCAAACACCAGACAAAAAAAAGAGCCGAAGTGGAAAGGTTCCTCGACTCTTTTTTTCATGCTCTCACATTAACTGGGGGAGTTGCTATTTTAGGTCTGTGAACCCCCTACCCCGAACTTTTGACCTCATATTGTTGTGGTGGGATACTGTAAACCATTACTGTCTTGCCATCACATTTATATATATAGCAATCATTACAAATAGTGTCAAGAAGAAAAATAAAAAAAAATAAAATAAAAGTGCTTGACTTATATTATGTAATGATTACTATATAAATATAAACAGCCAATAGGAGATAAAAATGGTTAAATCAATAAACTTAAAGCTTACACCTGAAGCTAAGTACATATGCTCATGGAATGGCAACAGTATTGTTCAGCTTCATACAAGTGATACTCTTTATAAAGAATACAAAGAAACTAACTTGTTTGATGAAAACATAGATAGTTACTTTGAGTGTATGGGTAATGGCTTTGATAATTTTATAATGAAAGATTATTTAGAGCATTCAAGCACAGACAGTGACTTCATAGATGTGAAGTTTTATAACGATAACATGATAATAACAAGAGTAGCATAATGGATAGTTGGGAAATAGCATTGGTGGTAGCTCAATCCATCTTCTTCTATGCAGTCGTATGTGCTGTTGTAATAATCATACCATTTTAAGAAGGGAGGAGTTGAAGCTGGGTTCGTAGCCCAGCTTCTTTTTTATCCTGTAACCGAACAATTGTTCGTATTCAAAGAAGGAGAAGCAGTTGGAAAAAATTTATTATTATTATGACCACACTTATGGTGAGGGTTTTGTTATTGGAGATTTTGGAGAGTTAATGAACTTCATTGATGATTCATATGACAAAGACAGACATACGATCCAAGATACTTGGAGAGGTCATAAAGAAACGTGTAAAGAAAATGATAATATTATCGAAGAAAGGTGTTGACATCTATTGTAGCAATCATTACTATATAATTATAAACAGTCAATAGGAGATAAATAATGCAAGTTAAAGACTTAATAAAAACTTTGGAAAGACATGATCCTAATAATGAGGTTATTTTTTATAATTTAAGTAATCACAATCTTAAGCAATATAATTTAGTAGATATTTTGAGTGCAGATGGTCAATGTGAAATTACTACTACAAAGGAGAATGTTGATGTCTAATTTTTGTTTCACAGACGTTCCTGAAGAGAACGAACAATTTAGGGTAGCAAAGATCGTTGAGAACGAACATGGTTACTACCCTCTTACAAAAGCCAACCCCAATGATCCACATGAGATCGACAAATTCATAGGCAGTGCAATGCACGTCAGAGCCATAGTCGATAAATGGAACAAGGAGATAGGAGTTGACAGTGATCGAGAGTGGGAAATTAAGTTCACCACCATGCACAACATAAAGTAGAAAAAACAGGCTGGGTTCTCCCAGCCTTTTTTACTGGCTGTATACGAACAATTGTTCGTAGTTCCGTGGCTGGATCTGCTGTGAAAAAAAATAAAAAAAGATGTTGACAGGTGTAGCAATCAATACTATATTATATATAAATCAATTTCAGCCAAAGGAGATAAAAATGAAAAAGATTTATATTGCTTACGGAGCAAATACAAATAGAAGGGCAATGGCACGAAGGTGTCCCAATGCCAAACCAATGGGGTCTGGTTTCATTGTCGGTCAAAGGTTTAAGTTTAATAACGTAGCAGACATCGTTCCAACACAAGTAGGTAGTGGAGTATCAGATGCACCAGCAGTTGCTTGGCAGATCACACCTGATTGTGAAAAAGCACTTGATAGATTTGAGGGTTTTCCGAGTTTGTACAGAAAGATTGACGTTACCTTTCAAGCAGATGGTGAATACCTTAATGGCTTTGCTTACAAGATGAATTATACAGGATTCCATACACCAAGTCCTATATATGTTGATGGTATCAGAACTGGATTGAAGAACTTTTTCAATGCAAGTTACTGGCACATGATCGACAACTCTATTGACTCTGCAATTATAGAGAGTTTCAGAATGGAGGAAACGGGAAGCCCGTTGACTAAACGGGTTGGTGGCAAGCAGTGGAGGTAAGTTTCTCCTAAGGCAAAAGCCCAGCTTCCAGTCGGAGCTGGGTTTTTTCTGGTGTGAATCCGTACAATTGTTCGGGTTGATCGGGCATCGGGGAAGCTGGCTCCTGTAAAATTTTTGATGAAGCTCCTTATGGTATATAGGGTAATGGGTAAAAAAATTTTTATTTTTTTTTAATTTTTAAAAAATGTAATAAAATCAACAACTTAATCGCAGCTACAAAAAAAAGTTATAATTGTTCGTATTTAAGTATTGCAATCATTACATAAAAAGATTATATAATTACTATACTAAGCAATGTTAAATTTTTGGAAAGGAAACAACAGTGCAAAATTTATTTAATAACAAAACAATAGCAATAGGTTTAGAACCTGAATTAGTAGGTGTAAGCCCAAACAGTATGAATGCTTTCAATAGTGGATCAAACAAAATCAAAGGTTTAAATTATAAATCTGATCCTTCTGTTGGAACAGAATGCGATCTTCCCGTTTTAGCAGATTGTCAATTCACACGTGATTATATGACAAGTGTATATAATCAAATCACTAGCCAAGGTGGAAGAGTTAACGTTAAATGTTCAACACACGTCCATCTTTCCACCATGCCAATCAAACAAGGTTTATCAAATGAAGAATTTTCTAGACGTTCTGTTGAAATGAGAAATTCAAACAGAAATTATTTAGAGAATAATAATCTTGTTTCAGAATTGTTTGATACTAGCACTAATTCAAGATTACCTTTAGACGTGGTTAAAGATGTTCTTTACAGAGTATCTAAGCATATTGATTTCTTCCATTCATGTGTTGCTAAGTCTAGACGTGACGATGGTGGATATTGTAACAGTGCAGGACGTCCAAATGGCTATTGGTGTAGAAAACCTGCTAGTATTACTCAAATACTTAATGCTAGAGTTACTCAACATGATCTAGAACGTGTTCAAAATCATACTAACAGTACAAGAAAATACAGTGCTGTTAATTGCCAACACTATGGATCTAAAAAAACTATAGAATTTAGATCACATGGTGGAACATTAGAAACCAATAAAATATTTACTTGGATTAACTTTTTACAAAACATGGTTAATCATAGTCTTCAAACACGTTTTAAAGCTGATACAGTGACAGAACAGTTAACTAGTCCTAGTTATATAGGAAGATCTTCAAACACTGTTAAATCACGTTTATGGTCTTTTTGTAGAACAGAAGGTGGACGTTCTGTTGAAGAGATTATGTCACATTGTAATATCAATAATGCTCAAAGTGTTAGACGTACAATATCAGAAATTAGAGCTGAGGAAAGATATGATCCTTTTATTGTTACACATAATCAGCAGGAATATGGTGTTAGATATGGTACATCAAATGCTTATTCTAACAATGGCTATGAGGTGTTAACATCCACGAATGTTAACAGACCATCAAACAATTTAAGTTTTATTTCTAATAGTGATGAACGTGGTAAAAGTGATTTACTTGCAGGTTTAGACAATCAAACAATTGCAGATTTAAATGAAAGAATTTCTTCATTTAGATAATTTCTTCATCAAACATTTTAGAATATCCTAGTTAATTTACTAGGATATTTTTTTTGCCTAAGTCCTTGTTTTTATTGTATAAAATCGGGGGCGTATACCATAGTAC